AAACTTAATCTTCAATTCGGGAATCAGAATAAATTTCACAAGCTTGGTCGAAGGTATACTTTTCTTCATCTTCGTACTTCCACCAAACTATGCAATCGGAATCTGATGACCAACCATGACTGTATAGATCCTCTGCAGTAATATCTCCCGGTAACAATCCATCGTCCATTAGGAACTTGCCCCTCCCATCATTGCCTTGACATACAGATCGCCTTCTTCATCCGGGAACCGTTGAATATTTGCGATGGGCGGATATTTCGTATCGCCCAGGACATACAGACGGTCCTCGTATTTCAGATTGGGAAGTCCCAGCACCCAGATCGTTGACGACGTCATTACATCTGCGCCTTGATGAGCTCCACCGCCTGGAACGCGACTGACTACGAACACCCGCCGTCCTTTGAAGCGTTGCGCGGCACCGTATGTCGGCTTCCCATACGAGTCGCGAGAAGCCAACGGTTGCCAGATGATCGTCTGAACACAGAGATCTTCCCAATCAGATATCGGCATCGTTAGACTCCGGAGCTATCGGCAATACTTCCACCGATGGGAAGAGTTTTATCCATGCCGTCAATCTTGACCGCGGATTGGGGCATGTCCTGATCTTGATAGTTCGCATCCTTCTCTGCGTAAGAGAGGCCACCAACGTATACCGGAACCATCGCCAGCGTTGCTCGCCGTCTCAGATCCGCGGCAAGGACTTGCCACTGCTTGGACTGTTGACTGTGTGAGATGCTAAGATCACCGACAGACTTGTCCGTTGAATTCGTGTACTTGGCGGCGATAGTATTCGCGCAATGCGCGGCCGCAAGGAAGTTCTTGTTTGGCGGAGGATTGGAACCATAGACCAAGTGAATATTATACATGATTTCCGCGTCCTGAATCTGCTGCTTCGTTGGATCCGTGTCGCCAATGAGGAAGCGTACTTCATCCTTCGGAGAAGTCGCGGGATCACCTGAATAGGACCATGCCATTATCGTCCTCCGTAGACATTGACCATTTTGACATTTGGAGGACGAACCCCCGCTGCCCTTGCATAATCTTTCATGTGCGCATCGAAAGCTTTTGGAGAGACATTGTGCGCATCCATTATCGCTTTGGCGTTATCTTTTGACTGCTGATAAAGCTCATTAGCTTTATCATGCTCTCCGGCATTACGATGCTTGTCCTCTTGAGTTCGTGTGGCATTTCGAGCGTTTCCTACCTTAGAAGCAAACGCACCAAACTCTTGATGAGTCATTCCAGTAGCCTTGTGCTTTTCTCCACCGCTGCCGGGATGAGGACCGCTACCCGGCCCACCCTTTTCAACGGCATCTTTGAGGATCAAATCCGTCAATAATCGCATATTTCCGTCCTTTTACCGTTCCCAGCGGGTTTCATACCCGTAAAACGGAGATTTTTAAATGCCTGCGTGGTCTAGGTTCGTTCACAGGACGATTCCTGGGCCTATCTTACCTTTTCGCTCTAGGGAGAGCTTAAAACACTCGATATCGACCTTGGGAAAGGCGTCAATCGAAGAATCCACGTTGAGGTTTAGGATCTTGGTACCGGAATCCTGAAGTTGACGGGTTGCGGAGCGGAACTGCTCGATCCATTGCGGATACAGAACGTTCTCGACAGGGTTCATATCGAATCCCAGGAGCAAGATCCGCCGTGCCCGTTTAAGGTAAGCGAGATTGATTGCGCCGTATCCAGAGTTGCCCCCTGTATTAAGAATAGAAGGCACGGCGCTCAGACCTTCTTCATACCCCCACTTCAAATACGTTACACCCGGAATACCTTTGCAGTCCGGCCACGTCTCCAAGGGAAGTGCTACAAACTTCTCCCCCTGGAACGTGTTAAGGAATTCTCTGTTGCGACGGACCCAGTTGTTATCTAAAGAGACAACCGCCAGATCCGCCGCGACAGGTAATGCGAGAACGCGCTGCGCTGAGTCGTTAATGGCAAGAACCTTCTTGCCGCGTAAGAAACTGAGATCAAGTTTCAACGCCGATGGTCCCCCACCGACGATGTAGACATCAGTCTCCCAGAAAGGACTTGAGACGGTTCCGTAACTGTTTTGCATTTCCTGCATGAGACAATCCGTTCTTCTTACACTCCGCTATGAGTTCGTTGTGCGACAAACTTTCAAGATTAAGATTCGGAGGTTTGACCTCTTCCTTTTCCTTTTCATCCGTTATACCTTGTCGGAAGCAAGCTTCACGAAGATCAGGAATCGTAAGAGCGTAATCCAAACGTTCAATCAGTCGCAATGGCGGTTCGTAAATACACCGAGCAGCGTATTCCGTCATACCAATCATTGAAACTTCATCTCCACGCACTAAATGCCGCCCATCAATATCCAAGCCACTTGCTTTGCCAACAACGAACCGGGCAGTTCTGAAGTTGACGGTATTTACATGCGGCCTGGAACAGAATAGGTTTGCCATCAGTTTACCGAACCCCTTTCTTACGCTACAACGCCGCTGAAGAAGTAGCCCAGGTACTTGGCGACCAGACCGAAGGTGTACGCGGATTCGATTTCCACGTGATCGGCACTGTCGATTTCCCAGCGATACTTTTTGATGCGCATACCACCAGCCGTCGCGCCCATGAGGCCCGTCCAGTTGAAGGTATAACCTGCGCTGGCTTCGAAGATACCGGGAGAATCGGCGGAGTAGTACAGTGCCGCGTGCTTCCCAGCGATGAAGCCAAAGGTGTCCGGAGTCGTATCCGAATTAGGGACCATATCTTCCGCCGAGGAAGTCTGAATGGCCGAGGCAACGAGAACGCGCTTGACCTTGAACAGCTGGGCCAAGTCGTTGGTCGATACCGTGACGGGACCGGGAGCGGTCTGACCGTATTTCAAACGGTCAATGATCTCCGCGTTGGTCAACAGCGCGAAGTACGTGTCGGTGCCGAGCACGAGCGTGTTCGGGAACTTGCCCGTGGCCGCCTTCATGACCTTGTGTCCAGCGAGAACGTCCGCCACCGGAGTGGATCCGTTCTTGTCCCACTGAAGGACCTGGCTACCAGGGGTGGGAGTACCGGACGGCACACCAGTGATGTCGGTGCCCCAGACACCCGCCTTGAAGTAGGCATCGCACCAGTTGACATCGCGGTTGATGAGCGCCTGCATCGTCAGCCACTGAGTGGCATCCTTGTCCGGCGCCAAGGGGGAATCGCTGTTGGCGCGGATCTGATCGTCGATGATCTTCTTCTCCGCCCAAACGTCCGCGATGTACGTCGCAGTTGCCAGCTTGTAGCCGCCAGCAACAGCGGGGGTTCCCGGTGCACGCTTCTTCATGTTGTTGCGGAAGAAGTCGCCACGGTTGTAGATGTAGTACACATCCGACTTGTTGGGAACAGGGATTTGCGGGAAGACATTCCCGGCGACAAAGTCTGTCGCATCCTGCTGATAACCGACTGACATAATCGTCAGTGGCCGATTTACGTGAACGTCACCTAATGTAGGCTGAGGCATGTGATTGAATATCTCCTTGTGTCAGAATCGAATTGAAGTGCCGTGATTAAACGGCACTCGGTTGGAAGATCATCGAGACGATTTGGCCGTCACCCGTGGATGCCTGGAGCGCCTGTCCCAGGGAAGCTGCGCCTGTGGTCGTGCTAACGGCCTTGCCGGCAGCGGTGGTCTGGAGATACGCCCCAGCCGAGAACGAACCACCCGCCTTGATCTTGGTAATGGCGCCAGGACCGCAAACTGCACCGGGAGATGCGGCACCCGGCTTATCCTGGAGAACACCGATTGCGTCACCGCCCGCACCGGGCAGGACAATACCGCCGTTGAAGTCCAACCGCACGAAGCAATACTGCGATGCGGAAAGATCAGCGGTGGCGAGGATCGATTTCAAAATACCTGTACTTTCAACTGCCATGACTGTGAATCTCCTTGTTGAATTTGTACTACTGGGACCGTTACCGGACTACGTTGCGCTTCTCGCGCTCATAGTCCATGTAGACCGCAGGCTGCTCGGTCATGAGCTTCTCCATCGCCTTGGACTGGCTGATGTTGTCGCGCTTCTGGATCTCTTCCACCTTCGCCATCAAGATGGACTCGGCCGGAACCGCGCCACCGGATTTGCCGAACTCCGCATAATGCTTGGAGCCCAGAACCTGATCGGCCTGTACCAACTGACCCAGGACCTTCTCGAAGGCAGCGCTGCCGTCGCCCAAGGTGTCCGCGAACTTCATGAGGAGATCGCCCTTTTCCTCCGGCGAACCGGGAGTGTGCGGCAGAACCTCTTCGGCGCGTTTGGCGAACTTCAACAGGCGCGACTGCTTACGGCCTTCGGCCAGTTCCGTCTCGGCCTTCTGGAGCCGTACGGTGAGACTATCGACCACGTCCAGCTTGGCGAACAGTTCCTGCTCGCGCTTGCACATTGCGTCGCTCTTTTCCTTCTCCATCTTTGCCTTCTTCTCCTTCTCCATGTCATCGACGTCCATGTCCTCGTCGTCGCTGGAGTCGCCCTTGTCGGCCTTGGCCACACGAGCTTCCACGGTGGCAAGCATAGCAGCGCGCGTGTGCGGTCCTGCCTTCTCGAAGTCCACCTTTTCCGCGGCATCCATCTTGGAGAACAAATCCGCTTCCTTCTGATCGGCAGCGGCTTTCGCCAGGATGGTCTTGCGAGCAGCAACGTCACCCGCAATGAAGTTTTTGCGAACGTCATCGGACAAGGAGGCGTACAGAATGCGGTCCTCGCCCGACATTTTGATGACCAAGTCGTTCTCGGCCTTTAGAATCTCTTTCTCTTCGGTCAAATTCTTGAGAACGAGATCCTGCTCTTCCAAACGTTTTTGAATCTGCTCTACTGTCATGCTACAGTCTCCTTTTGAGATGAGGACGTCAGGCAAATCTTCTTCGCCCTTGTCCGGATTAGCTGCCTTCCATGCAGCCCGTACTTTGGCTTTGACGCCGGACAGCGCCTCAGCAGGGATATCGACTTTGTTACCACGGAAACCTTTTCCAAGAGCGGCAACCGCATCTCCTACAATTGTAGGATCGGGTGAGCCACCGGGCGATCTTGTTAAACGCAACTTCCATTCCGATA